CTAACGTGGGTGTTGAAACATCCGTGAGATTGAATACGCGCATTAGCGTCGATGCCTCTTACGTGTAGTTGAACTTGAGCGACTGGCAGCTGGGTCGACAGCTGGCGAAGAAGGGGGATCTTCCTCAGCAACCACATCATCCTGCGTGTCAGGTACCTCGGAGATTTCAGACGTCTCCTCGACTACTGAAGGTTCCTCCGTAGGTACTTCAGCGACGGGAGCCGTTGGCTCCTCTACTGTAGGCTCAGATGCAACTGGCTCCACAGGGGCGGGCTCTTCCACTGAAGCGCCTTGCCGCACAGCCTCGTGCCGCTTCTCTGCCGCAATACGTTCCATGGCACGCTGCGCTGCAGGATCGCCAGGGAAAGTTCCGTCGATATAGGTGGGCATTGGGATGCCAGAGGGTAAGTCGTGCGCGATGGAATCGAGCCGACGATTGTAGAGTGCAGGGGTCACCGCAGGTGCGCTCAGGACAGGCAGGCCGCGCTTCAACTGCGCCAAATCCAAGCGGCGCCCATCAGGGGTATGCACAGAAAGACGTCCTACTCCTTCGTGGGCAATGAGCTCGTCCAGGTTCTGCACCAGCTCAATCGCGGTCACATTCACGTGACGCGCACGTGTGAGCCGCTTGCTTGGATCACTGAACAGGTACTGCTTGAACCGATGCCGGGTGGGTTGCTGTGACCGTAGGGTCCTGGTAGCCACCTTCCGAACTTGGCTCCGCACATGAAATATCGGAGGTAACTCTAGGTCCTCCACAAGCTTGGCTAACGCGCCCATGTCTGAAGGCCTGTGCCCGGATTCCTCCACAGGCTTCCAAGCAGGGTTGCTCCAACCAGGGCCGTAGTGCTCACCGAAGTAAATGTCGTATTGATCTGCCGCATAGCCGCTGGCTATGAACTCCTCAAGGCACGGGCGCTGCAACAGGCCGACATCATCTTGAGGGGCTTCCTTCTCTTCCACATCTGCCATCTGAACCTCCACACCGAGCATACAACTTTCCCAGAACTAAGAAAGGGCGCCGGGCCCACGGCACCGACGCCCTTCCGCGTGTCTGCGCTACAGCACAGCTTAGAACTGAGAAACCTGCGGGAATTTGAGCCCTTCGGAAACGCGGTTGTTGACCGCGCCCAAAGCGTCTTCCGCCTTCGGAATGAAGTTGGTGAGCAGACCGTCTGCATCGCCCAGCGTCGCATCACCCGAGTACAATTCGAGCTTTCGAACTGCGGCAATGTTGAGCACCGACATACCGATATCTTCCCAGGCCTGGAACGTGATCGTGTTGGCAATCTTATCGATGTAGAACTTCGTGTTGTTCAACACGTAAAACTTGCCAAAGAACTCGGGCTTGGTGAAGATGTAGACGTTGCCCGGCCGGAGAATGTCGGTCTTGATGGTACGAATGTACGAATGCCCCAGGAGGGTATTGTACTTGTAGCCATCGACCGTAGTCTCAGACTGAACGCGGTCACCGAAGTCTTCCACCGTCCATTGCAGAATGTCATCCCAATCGACCTCGGTCATGAGCATGCGCTCAGCACGCAGTCGGTTGCCGTCCAGCATCTTGAAGAGGTTGATGAGGTCGGGGCGCTGAACCGGCAGAACCTCTGCCGTGTTCCCGGACGCATTACGAGCAAGCTCGCCCTTGCGCACGGAGAACTCAACCGTTGACCCGATGGTGCCTACATGGAGGGGCACTGACGTCCCACCATTGGCCTCAGTCTGCAGCGCTTGAACCGCAGCCTCGATGTGGATCGTGAATTCACGATCCTCAATCTCCTGGATGTCCTTCACCGAGTTCTCTTCGATGACCTTGGTGATGGGCATCTCGTAAGCCAAGAGCTCCTGTTCCGTCTTCTGGAACATCTCAGAGCTGATGGTGAAGAAGGCAATCTCAGCCCTGTCGCCTCGAATGAAGCGAGCATTGGGTTGCCCTCGGAATGTAATCGCCATGGCGCGCGATTGTGGCTCAATGTCCACAACCTTGACCAAGGTGTCGTGGTTTACCGAACGTTGGCAGTCCGCACGCGTAACCTGCTCCGGCGGGATAACTTTGCGAGCAAAGCTCACCTCACGAAGGCGGTCACGAATGTAAGAACCACCGTATTCGGAAATCTTCTCTTTGCCTTCACTCGTGCTGAGTTTTGAAGCAAAAAGCTCGTTTAGAACGCTCGCCGAAACCGACATGGATAATCTCCTTTGTACTTTTTCTTGGTTCGATTACTAGGGGGATTCCAGCGGTTAGCTGCGGTATCCCGAGATGAATCTGAGCTTACCACCGTTGCTGCCTGGAAGCCGAGTTACATAGCCCACGACCGGGCTTGCGTCGTTCGTCCCACCATGGCCGACAAGACCGCAGTAGACACGTGAACCAATCGTGATCGAGGCAACCTTGAGGGGTTGCAGGACGGTCGTGATGGGTGCAGCGCCAGCGCCGACAGTGACAGAGGCATCAAAGACCCGAGTCTCGCCCTCGTATTCACCGCGGAACAACGCCGTGGTCTTCTTTTCCGACATGCCCATGCGGTCAGAGCGCCCACGTTCACTGAAGCAAATGAAGCTTCGAACGGTGGCAGCTACGCCGGCAGCAGCGACTGACGCGCCTCGAACCCACTTTGAGTTCGTGTCGATAGTCAGCCATTCGCCATCCACTAGGGCTAGCGCGTTATCGGGCAATGCCAGCGACTGGTCTGCGAGCGGGAGGTCTTTCCTCCAGATGGGCAGAATGTCGCTGACGGGTTCAAAATTGACTTTCTGAATCGTCGACATCTTACTACTTTCCTCCTGTCAGCCTCTGTCAGCCAAGCAAAAACCGCTCGAGGTCGCTAGACCCTGCGGAACCAGAGAGCTCATCGGACACAGCGGCTTGCTTACCCATGTCCGTGCCCACAAGCTGTACAGCTTGTTCAATGGCATCGATATTGACGGAGCCGGCTGACGCCGACTTCTCCAAATCATCCGCCACAGTTTGAACATTGCCGTCTCGAATCCCTTTATCGATCATCGAGGTAGCAATCTTCTCAATTCTTTGACGCGACGCGTTCGCAAGAACGATGTCACGGAAGTAATCTCGCTCGAAAGCGACTTTGCGCAAGGCACCGGGGACCTCCGCAAGGACCGCCTGCTGATCAGCTGCACTTAGCTTCTTCATGTTCATGGTCTCCGATTACGACGCAGCGCCGGCTACGCCGCCGACTGGAGGTGCTTGAAAGTTCCCCATGCCCGCGCCCACCTTCTTCTTAGGTGGTGTTGTTGCGCAAGCCTCTTCAGCCATCTTCTCGAGGACGGCTCGAGCTGACAGAGCTCGAACTGACGATGAAATCTTCACGCCGGCCTTGCCCGTGTTGTCAAAGGCTTGGTCGAGTGTGTGATCATGTGCGGCGGAAAGCGCTGGCTCAGTAAGAATCCTAGCCATTTGTGTTTTCACCGGCGCTTTAGCTTCACGCTTCTGAAAGTTGATGGCTGCGTCATTTGAGCCAATCAAACCAACAGGTCCTTGCGGTTGACCACCGACAGGAGCACCACCTGATTCACCCGATGCCGAGGTCTCAGGGGGCACTGCTGCGCCCGCTGAAATCTTTGCTGGGTTGATGGCATCTTCCGCGGCTTTCGTCATGGACAGGAAGTAGTCTACCAAGCGACCGTCAGAAGCCGAAGCTTCCTTGTGCTTGCTGTGCTCCCCATGGATGCGACTTGCCTCGGTATCGTGCCGGCCTTTTAGTGCACCAACGGCTCCACCGATCTGCGCGCCCCGCACCGAACCGTGTACAGCTCCCTGAGCAGCACCGGCGCGTCCACCCTTCAATGCCCCAACACCAGCACCAATGGCGCCTCCTGCAGCTGCACCAGCGCCAAGGCCTTTGAGACCTTCCTTAGCCCCGTGCCACCAAGCTTTGCCTGCAGACTCCAGTTTCTTACCCTTCTTAGCCTCGATGGCAGAAGAAATGGGGTTTCCTAGAATCTCACGACGAATGTGATGGCCTTCTGGATTTCCCGCCGCTGCTTTACGCAGGCATTCAATATCCGCTGAACTAAGCTTGACAGGGTATGCCGGGAGCATTGACGACGCATTGTCATCAAGGGCATTCGCCGGCCCCTGCGCATTTCCGCTGGGTCGTTGCAACCCAGGATTCTTAGGAATCAAATGGGCAGGAGTTGCCTCTCCCGTGTGCCCTGCCTCGATCTCATTGTTGGAAGCTTTGGCTTCGAGAACCTGAAGGGGATTAGGGCCCGTACCGGGTCCAGGCTCTTCAGCTTCCTTGCTGAGCTCAATGATGTAATCAACTGCTGCCGCCAGCTTCTCAACGTAGGCTGTCGAAATGGACTCTTCCCCATTGGGGGTTAGTGCAGTAGCTGAAGCAACTTTCTCGCCAGAGTTGGCGAGTTGTCTCGTGCCTTCGAGGGCAACTGAGACCTGACTCGAGGCGCCTGCGGCGGCTGCCTTGATCATGTCCTGAATCGTATATCGTTGGGTCATCGCGGTCATAGGAACCTCGTAGTGCGCAACCTTAGGTGGCAAAAATCCTTGCGGATCTGTCGGCAGCCCCTTCTGAGAAGTGGAGCCCAAATCCGCGGGCGGTGGTGATCCGGAATTGACGCGAGAGTAGTTGGTGCGTGGGGCCAAGCCTTTGGGACCGGTTAGACCGGGCGCGGGCTTGTTCCCCACTGCCAACTCCGGCAAGGGAGCAGTCGCAGCTGCACCTACCGTCGAATCGGCGATAGGCACGGAGACCGCGTCTGCGGTCTTCCTGAACTGCGGTTTGTACTCCCATGCGCACATCTTTTACCTATTCCGAAAAATCCCCAGTGGGTTAGGCGACCTGTGTCCAGTCAACCTGGAACCCGGCTGCGTCACAAATCTCAAGGGCGCGATACTCGAGAGCCTTCGCCTCACTCGTAGCCGATGCCATCTTCGTCGACTCTGGCAGACCCAGCGTCCGCACGGCATTGACTCGAGCATAGGCGACGTCCTCATCGACCTGGGCTTGCTTGAGCAGTTCAATCGCCTGCAGGGCCGCGAACTCATCGAAGTTCGGGGTCGTGGTGGTGCCTGCGGCAGGAGCACTGGCTGTTTTCATCTGCTCAAAAGCAGCAATCAGCTCAGAGGCGCGAGCAGAAGCTTCCTTCTCCTTCTCCTCTTTGTCGTCCTTCTTGCCATCTTTCTTACCGAACGGGAACCCAGACTTGCCGTCCTTGTTCTTCTCGGCTTCTTCGGCAGCTTCCGCGATCTTCTTTATCTCATCGACGTAGGCGTGCGCCATGATGCGGCCCATCGCCTCAGCCTCAGCGACCTTGGTGGCAGCAGCACGCTTCTCTTGATACTCGGCGCGCGCGGCAGCTTCCTTCTCCTTGGCCTTTTCCTTGGCAGCTTCCTCGATCTTCTCCTCCTTGGGAGTTTCAGTTTCCTCGTGATCTGAGGCTGCCTTCATCTCCATGGCAACCTTGAACAGTTCCTCTACCTTGGCGTCCGGTAGGGCAGAAACATCGATGCCTTCTTGACGGCATAGTGCGCCAAAGAATGCGTAATCGGCCTGCTTTACCAAGTCTTCCTCGGTGTGAGCAGAAGCGGTCTTGGTTTGGAATACATCTGCAAGTAGAGCGCTCATGGACGACATGTGGTCAAACTCCTGTGGTAACTGGTGGTGTACTTAGTCGCGTGGTCACCAAGGGGAGTGCCCTCTGCACGCTGGCCATAGCCTGGTCGCTTGATTGCTTTACCACTCCTTGTCCTGAAGTTCCAACAGGGAGTTCATCGAGGAACGCCTGCGACATGTAACGGAAGGACAAAGGGGTAAAGAGTTCGGCAGCAGACACACTAGCGATCTTGCGGAGTACGACATCGCTACGCGGTGCTGTTGACTCAATCAAGTCCTGCGCTTGTGGTACAAACTGCATAAGGCTGTCTCGATAACCGTTGTAGGCTGCCCCAATCTTACGTAGTAGTTCCGAGGAATGGGAAGCACTTGGCTTTGAACTTTTGGCGGGGGCGCCTACAAGTATTACCACGCGGTGCTCAATCAACGGACCAAACGCCGAGCGGTCCGCCATCAAAGGGGCCAACAACTGCGACAAAACGGGGCTAAAAGAAGCCGAGTCCATCGGTACATCGGACTTTTCCTCAACTTTGGGAAACAGTTGGTCCATGGAGGCAAGCTGCTCCGCCAAATCTGACTGCCCCATGCTGATGAGGGTCACCCGCTGGAACTCGCGGGGACGCAGCACCATGCCAAGCCCGGCAGATGTGGTCAGGGCCTTATCCAGCCCGGCAGCGCCCAGCATCTGCAGCACCTCATCTGGAAGATCATGCTCCTGCGCGGTCAACAACGGGACGGCTTTACCCGCGAGTTGGTTTGGCACAACCTCTTTGGTCATCGCCTCTTTCTCGCGAGGGGGCAGACCCAAATCAGACCGCGTGAGCAAACGAGCAGTCTTCTCAAGCATGTCCTCCGTAGCCACTGCACCAAGTTTCTCTGCCAGCTCAGCGGAGCCAATGCTGTAAACACGACCACCATCGGCAATCTTCAACATCGCCTTGGCGATCTTGTCCGCGCCAATGAACACGAAGCTGATGTCGAAGAACGCTGGAAAGTCGTTGTCCACCCAGACTTTGCGCCCGTCGGGGAGGATGTGATTCATCCGTGTGCGCGCGTAATCTGAGTAGTCGTTACGCGTGATGCTCAGGCCACGAATGCCAATGCCGTTCTTTTCCTTGAGCTTCTTGTGGAACTCTAGGATGGCCTCACCAGGGCTCTTGTGGCGCCTGGGGTTGTAAGTGTCCCACGCGCGCTGGTACAACTCACGGTCCAACGTGATTGAGCAAGTGTCAAATGGAACCTTAGTACCCATGCTCACATCGGGGAAATCCCCTGCCTTGAG